GGTGTAGAGTTCGTGTAGTCCGACCACTGTGTCACTTCAGGTGCAGTGTCGTTATCAGCGTTAGCTACACCAGTGTACTCAGTACCCCAGACACCAGTCTTGAAGAAGGTATCCGCGAACTGCTGCTCACGGTGAATCTTCAACTGGTTTACTACATCAAAGGCTTGCTGTGCGCGAGTCTCAAGCATCGAGTCCTCGTTAGCCAAGTCCTGCTCCGAGAAGTCAGCACCAAGGCCGTAGACCTCGGCGTAGTAAGCGTCCGTAGACACTTGCAGGCCGATACGTTCAACTTCAGTACGCGGGGCCAACTTCTTTACGTTACCAGCACGATTGGAGTCGTCTTGGTTGTAGATGTAGTATTTATCCGACTGTTTCGATACGGATACCATTGGGAACACTTGGTCCGCAATGAAATTCGAAGGCTCTTGGTTAAAAGCAATCGTCAGGTTAGTCAATGGCTGGTCAATGTGAACAGCACTAGGGGTCAATAGAGGCATATTAGTTATTCCTTTAGGATATTAGCTTAGGCTGCTACGTTGCCGCCAGTGATAAATTCGATACGCATGACCTGACCATCAACTGCACTCTCACGAGCGTAGCCAAGGACTACATCACCAGTTGCGGCCAAGAGGGCTTCACCAGTAGCGTTAGACTGGATTTGGTCACCAGCGGTAATCGTACCACCAGCCTTAACCATTACGTCACCCGATACTACAACAGTAGCAGCGTAGCCAGCAGCCGAAGGGTTGTTCAACAGAACACCAATGGCATTACCACCAGCGGAAGCAGTTACGTCCACTTGACCATCAGCGGCCAGCGAGACGAATTTGAATTGAGCAGCGGAAAGATCACCACCAGCTTCGAAGGTGCGCGTGTCGCGCGATTGCATAACAGCCATAGTAGTTATTCCTTGTCTTTGTAGGATTTGTTAATGAGGGCTTTGCCTTCTGCGGTCTTCGAGACTTCAGCATAGGCTTTGAACTTGTCTACCTTATGCTCATCAGCATAGGATTTAACCAAGTGGTCAAGTTTATCTTTAGCAGTAGTAAACTCACCATCAGTGGCAGATTTACCTAGTTCTTGCATCTTGTCCTCAAAGGCTTTATCAGCGGCTTGAAGGGCTGCTACAAGAATATCCATGTCATCCATCTTGGATACCGCAGTAAGAAGTTTCTTAGCTACATCAGTATCAAAGTGTGGGAGGGTAGCTTCAGCCTTCTTAGTAAGGATAGCATCGGCTTTCTCAAACTCAGCTACCTCAAGTGCCTTAAGGATAGGCGCAGGAATGTCAGCCTTATTGATTTTCTCACCATCATACTCTACAAACTCAGCAGGGGCAGCTTTGGTGATAGCGTCAGCTTCAATCTTGTAGCCACCGTCAATAAGACCCTTACGCAGGCGCTCATTCTCAGCTTGTAGCTTAACTACATCATCCAAGGATTTCATTAGAGCGTCCATTGCAGTCTTACGATCACAACCTTTCGCCTTCATGTATTCCTTAATCTTGGTATCCATTTCTGGGTCCATCTTTTCTAGGGTATCCGTCATTTCTTCTCCATTGAAGGCTTTAAAGATAGGAGCTTTAGCCATTTGGTTAGCCCCCTTGGGAACCAAACTCAATTCGTCCAGTTCTAGGTTAATAAGTTCAGTAGGCATTAGAACTCCTGCTTCTGTGCGCGGCCCCCTATGGAGAACTCCGCATATTCACCAGACTTGACTTTTTCCCAAAGAGTGTCATCAGTTACATGGAAACCTGAAATAACACCCTCCTTGTCAGACTGGATTCCTAAGGCTTCACAAATCTCTTTGCTCATGGGGAAGGAGTGGACAATCTGCCCTACCTGCTCGCCTGAGTGATTAAGTTTTCCAACTCGTACACCCTTCATAAACTTGTTAAAGGCTTTGTGTAGCGTCTCTGTTTTGATTACGTCACCTTGTAGGTCTACTACAAGCTCACCTTTGTAGGTTGTGACAGAAGCCCATCCATAGATGATTCTTTGCTCTTCATCAATCTTGAGGATTTTAATCTGGCTTCTATCTTGTTTATCCACTACAAACTCCATGATACTTTCGACTACAGACTGTAGCGCATATTCCATAACCTCCATACGGTCCATAGGAGCCTCACCAGAGACCTCCTCAGCACCTTCGGGTAGGTAGTATGCCAAATAAGCCTCTTGGCTCTCAGCGGGCATGTACACGGCCTGTCCATCGTATGTGGATACGTGAATGGCACCATCTAAACCCATGTCCATACTACGAGCCTTAGCTTCACCTTCCGTAGTGAAGATGTCTGTGCTGTAGCGGGCCTTATGTAAATTAACTTTATTCATCCTACCACCTTGGCTAAGTAACCATTAAAGCTAGCAAACACCACAGCATTGTTGGAATCAGCTTCGGCTCTAACACGTATGTCAGCATTTCTTGGGATTATAACTGCGGGGTCTAAGTTAAGATTAAAGTTACTACCAGAAGAATTAGCTGTAGCAGCAGCCTTCTGGGTAAAAACCCTACCAGCCAGTCTTACCTCTAGGTAAAAGTCAGCAGCAGCAGCTTGTTTACCAGAGACGCCACCAAAACCATTAGTTAGGATATAATAGTCTTCATCACTAAAGGTAGTTGCAGCCTTAAAGGACTCTTGAAACCCTAACGCTATATTGTTGTGTATCTTTGTTAGGTCTGTAGGAATACCATCAACAATAGCTGTATTTTCGTAAACTACCACACGACCTTGAAGTAAGCTGCCATTGTTATTTATAGTGACAGAAACTCTAGCCAAAGGGATAGGCAAAGCTACTCTTGTTTGACCGTTAAGGTTTATTATTTGTTTTACAAAGGTGAACTTTTGGTCAAACCCTGTGCCAGTTACCGTATGACCCTCAATATAGATTTCTTCATTGTCTAATGCAGAACTAGAGGATATACTATTAATGATATTACTTGATACATAGACTTCATTACCAGCGTTAACAGTCCATATAGTAGCTAAGACACCAGCAGTCAAAGGGGCAGACTTACCAAACTTAATGAGTGACTTAGCTTTAGCATCTATAGACACCATGTCCCCAAACTGTTGGTAAATCTCCCTTTCAGCCTGCACCAACCTAGCATCAGGGACTTCATAGTTCCTTCTGGCCCAAGTTGTCATTCGATTACCTTACCTTCAACTTGTGTAGCTTCAGGGGGATTAGCCTTAGCATTGGCAATCCTACGTTCAGCCTCTAGGTCTTGCTCGTAGAGTTCCCTATTCAACTTAGGCAACTCAGCGTTATCCAACAAAGCATCAACAATATCAGGTTGCGAAGCCAAGTTAATATCAGCACCATTGAGGTTACGAAGGTAGCTACCTAGCTCCCGAAGATCATGTGGTGCTACGTCACCAGCGATAATCTTAGGCATTAGGTCGGGGTTAAGGCCGTTCAAGTCCCACAGCTTCTCTACGAGTTGCTTATTGAGTACGTCTACGATAGTCTGGATGTAAGACTCCAAAGCGCGTAGGAACAAATCAGTCTTGGATTTAGAAAGAGCGTAGGAGCCTGTGCTACCACCCCCCAGCATAAGGAACTCAGATAGAACACTTCTTGCAATGTCATGTTGGTAACGCCTTACAATAGGGTCAATATCAATGTTACGAGTACCTGAGGAACTCATCAACTGGATGTCCACAAGACGTTGACCGCTAGGCGCACCATCTTTATCCGGATAGTTATCCGATGGTAGTACAATGTAGCCTTGCTCGTTAAACTTCACGTCCCTAAGGATTTGTTGAATGTTATTGAGGAAGGACTTTTGATCTGCACTAGCGTCAGCAGCCAAATACTCAGCAGGAACACGAGCAACAGGGATACCAGCTAGTTCCCGTTCAACAGCAATAGCCTCAATGGACTGAAGGTTGTTAAGGTACTTATAGCTTGTGTATGCGTTCCTAAGGATGCTACGACCTGAAGGGTCATTGTTAATTACTGTAGTTCTGTAGTACAGTGCCTTAGTCGTAGGAATGAAGTGCGCCCCATCAGAGAAGGCCATACCTGTGTCTTGATACATACCCAAGATGTCACCAGTATTCTGGTCCACCTCGAACCTAGAGACTGTCCAAGGGGCGCGAGATGCTAACTTACGGACACCAATCCTACCATCAGGGAACTTAGTCTTCTTCTTAGGGTTTGTAGTGCTTTGGGATGACCTACGTTTGTAAACTACCTCAAAGAAACTAAACCCAAAGCCTAGAAAACTAAGAGCCTCAGAGATATGATCGTCTAGGGTGTGTTCCATGTCCTCTAGTACAGATTCAATAAAGTCAGCTTCTACCTTAGCTTCATCACTATCGTCAGAAGGCTTAACCTTAAGGTCTACGTCACGAAGGATTTGTTCTACAGCGTATAGTACAGCACCAATGGTAGCATCATTATCGCGCATCTCCCGATAGGTCTTGATAGCTTTCTTACCACGAAGTTCAGGTAGGAACTCATCCGCACGAATCTGCCCATTGTGTACGTTAGAACCGGATACACCAAGGATGGTCTTAGCTTTACCTTCTGAGAGGGTCTTGTCAACCATTACTAGGGTTCCTTTTAATCTTGAAGGTCAGGCTTGATAACTACAGAGATGTAATCATTATTAGGGAATGTTTCTTTAGTGCCACCAATGAATACAACCTCAAACTCAGCTTGATACATACCTGAGTTAGCCGTGTCTAAAGCTACCCAATCGTATCTAACTTGACCAGCCTCAGCGTCTACAATAGTAGCGATAGAGTCTACAACATTACCATTGATATTACCCATGTAGAAGTTAACAGTAGCACTTGATATGTCAACAGCCACACCATTAGCGTCTTGTAGGGTGGCTAACATAGAGGGGCTTGTGTCGTTCTGCTTAATGTAGAATTTCATCTATGCGGCCTCATTAGCGTTCTCTACTATTACTTTATTTGGGGTGTTAGCTGATAGTACACAGAAGTTTATACTATTAGTTATAGGCGCTAGGTTGTATGATCTATTAGATACATGTACAGCTCTACCCTGTGCTGCATTGAGGTACCCTATGCCTACTTCTGTAGCACCCGTTACTACGGTGACCAATGTTAATTGGTGTAATTGGGTAATAACGGATAGACTTACGGTAGGTTCTTGAGATACTACACCATCGGCACTTATGTAATGCGTTTGGGTTATACTTGAGGTGCCTACAGAAGGAGCGCCTGTGGTGATAGCTACAGCAACAGTACCAGAGGTTACAGATACAGTAGGTGAACCAATGACAGGAGGCTCTGCACTGATGTTAGCAGCAGCTAGTGAATGGTCTTGAGCCAAGGTTGACGGTAGAATAACAGGCGATCCTGTCGTTAAACCGTCAGCTAGGATAACTTGGTTTTGTACTAAGGTAGGCGTACCGATAACAGGGGCGCCTGTGGTGATAGCTACAGCAACTAATCCGGCACCCTCAGAAATACTTGCAGCACCAACCGAAGGTGTGCCTGTGGTAATGGCTACAGGGGCTAGGTCGTGTCCTTGGTCTATGGTAGACGCACCAAAGCTAGGCACACCCGTAGTGATAGGTAATAGTGCGATAAGTGTAGTTTCGGATACGACAGGGATTCCTACAGTTGGAATACCTGTAGTAATACTATTGAGACTTAAGTCATGCTCTTGTGATACACTAGAGTTACCTACAGTTGGAATACCTGTAGTAATACCTACAGCAGTAAGTAGGTAAACAATATCGGCAGATACAACCCCATCATCACCTAACGGAGCGGAGGCGAGAGGGGAAAATCCTAGCATTGTTTACTCCGATCAGACTGCGGTAGAGCCAGCCATGTCTTCCTGCGTCATAACCCAAGCGTAGCACTTGTCCATGAATCTAGACTCAGCTTGTGCTTCAACGTCTGCCAAGTCGGCATGGTAGCGACGGAAGTCTACTTCCCGTGTGTCGTCATCAGGGGTGCCAGTGGCGTATCCTGCGACATCAATCATCACGTTAAACTTTGGGCCACCCTCACGCATACGGGAGATAGCCGCAGTGACGATGCGGAAGTAAGCGCCAGCGAATGGGGTGCCGTATTGAGTGCTGGTCAGGTCGAGTTGAATAGCCATCAGTATGTAACCTCCGAAGTGTTGATGGTGGCGACCCACCGAATGTTGGTGGCTGCTGCCCCAGTGACCTCAATCTTCAACCCACCGTTTGTAGTGTCTGCGCTGAGAGCCATGCCCCAAGCAGGTGTATTGTCGAGGACAGTCGTGGCGCTGTTGACCAGCACAGTCGTGCCTGCCGAGCCTTCCCTGCGGATCAGACCTTCGACCTTCCATGCTGCACATGCAGTGCCTTGAGAGGCTTGCTGACGGGCTACAATGGTGCCGTGGAAGGCGTAGGCAGAGTTATTGGGCAGGATGACTTGGTTGGTGGTGCCAGCGGTGGAGTTATTGGTGGTTAGCGCAGAAGGTGTTGCGTCAGCTGTCTGTTTAGGAAAAACAAAAGTCCCAGTCTGTGATGCACCAACGCCCCCTAAATTAAATCCTGCGTAAGCGTATTTACCAAAGATTGAGGATGCAGCACCAAACCCTAACGCTACGGAATTAGTCTGTGAGGCACTTGTGCTTCGCCCCAATGAAATGCTGTCTTGTCCAGATGCTACAGCATTGTTTTGAGACGCAAAGCTTCTAGTCCCAGTTGCCCGCGCAAGCTGACCAATAGCCACCGAGTTGGCCCCAGACGCGCCATAAGTTGCTGTGTTGTTGGTTATAGCTGCTGCGAAGGAGTCAGACCCGCCAGCCCTAGACCTCCCCAAAGATATGCTATTTGTCCCCGCTGCTGTACTCTGGTTGCCAATAGCCACAGCATTAGTCCCAGTAGCACTAGGCGCAGTCGGGCTAGACGGGTTCTCAGCATACAGCTCAAGGACATCACCGCCACCGCCAGCAGTAATCCAGTCGTAGTCAGTTCCAGTCCACGACAAGACCTCGCCAGATACCGCTGCGCCAGTGTTTAAGTGCGCGTCAACATCTGAGTTTGTGTATGCCGCCGGAATATCCTCTGCCGTAGCCCCCACAAACACAACCGCACTACCCGTCAGGTTCAGCGCAGCATCAGCGTTAGAACTCTCAGCAACAGTCCTGCTCAGGGTAGTCCCAGATGCCGTGTAAGCCCCTGTGCCGATCTCCCAAGCAGTACCATCCTCAATGACGTAGCGAACCACATCAGTGTCAACCACACCAGCATCAACAAAGGTCTGATAGCCAC